AGGCAGTCCCAACTCTTTCAATTGAAGCATCTGAGCAAATTGCATCTGACGTTGCGTTGCTGTATTCAGACCATCTTGAACATCAGCATGATATTTACCGAAAGCTTTGTTGTGAAATTGATCAGTGGGCTCTTCTCCTTCGAGAATCTTCTTAATCTTTCCGGGAGTAAAATTAGCTTGGATTATATCAATCATAATCTTACCAAGATTTTTCTGGGCTCTGTCCAACTGGTCAAAAAGACCCTGAAGTGTTGTAAGACCAGCTCCTTGACGGAGCATAGAAAGAACACCGGCTTTATCATCCAACGCTGATCCCAATAATTCTTCATTAACACCAGAAATTAATGGCATTTCTTTTGCAAGGAGTTCAGATAACTGGATTGTTGTTGGAGGTATAACAGGAGATTGGATCTGTTGAACATCCGTCATAGCTGCTTCTTCCTTGAGAGCAAGGCCACGACCTTGTCCAGTCAGGAAGACATCTTTTGGATTAACTAAAGCATTCTCTTTATAAACCCATCCAGTATTAATCGTACTTTCTAATATATCCAATTCGATAATACGGCGACGATTGTACAAATATTGAGCATCCCTGAGACCACGTACAACACCCTGAATTCGCCATTGGAAATCCGACATCTGTGGATTATAATAAGCAAACACAGGGACAAAATTATATTTATCAATGCCCAATGGATTAGGTCCATCATAAAGTACCTTCCCTTGCACAACAATAGCAAGTCTTACTGTTGGAACTTCTTGTTCAATAATAGTTACCTGCGGATACCTAGCTAAATACAAATCAAGACGCTCTTGATCTTCAGATTTCCATTCCATACTCTCACCAGTCTCAGTGTCGACAAGCATCTTTTGTGTACGATAATCTCTATAGTAGAATTCATCGTATGTTAGAAGGTTGTTCGTTCCACGAGACTCAGGCATATGCTGGAATTTACCGTCTTGGCCAGATCCAGAATCTGAACTTGATAATCCAAGTATATCTTCAGACTTATCTGGCATTAATGATATACACTCTCTTTTAGTAAGAAAGCTCCGTTTCCATATACCATTGCAATCGGAAAGATCAGCTTTTTTAAAGAACGGATCTATGATAAATGAATTGTAACTACAGTTATCGACTTTGATATTACCAGAGATTGGGTCAGACCGAAAGTCTAACCACACTTGTAAAAGATTCATACCAGTTACAAGTGCACCATGAAAGGATTCAGAGATAGTTTCTAAAATACTTTCTTGGTTTACACACCACATGAGAACTTTAGTAAACTGATCAGATGTCTCATTGTCAGCGTTCTCGATGGGAACAGCTATAATAGACTTACGGGATCTACGCTGATGACCACTGATCATATTTATAATAGGACGGATGCGATTGAAATTAAATTGACGCTTTCTATGAGAAGGAAGATTTCCATATAGATCGTTCCATAAATTTCCATCTCCAACTTCGAACTTTGTATCAGTATCTGCCTCACTCCAAAAAGCCTGATTCATGCTAATCGAGTTAGCATAAAATGTTTCCATTTTTGAAAGTACTGTTTTATGAGAGTCATCAAGATAAGTGGAACCTCTATCAGGAAATAACATACTCAACTCCTTTTAATTGGCAATTTTATATTTTATATACTCAAGATAGAAAACAATTGCACAACATACCATTAATACTACTTACTCTCAGGTGATAATGGAGTTAAATCAATATCAACCCCAGTCCCATATTCGATGAGTTTTTCAGTTGTTTCCTCAAAGATATTATCATCCTGATAAGATGGTATAAAAAATTTAACTGCGAAGACTACAACCATGCTTACTATTACAATAAGACTTTTCATCCAATCTAACATGATTAATCCTTACTTTCTTTACTATCTCTAGTATGTGAATGTATCTCTATTTTTATATCTATCTCTGTGTCAACATCACCATTATTTTTATTGAGTTGGCTGTCGATCATTTCTTCTAACGTTGGATGATGATGCCTTTGTTCGTTAACATCACTTACTACTTCTTGATGATTAACATCTCTCTGCTCTTGGGTTTCTCTATCACGTTGTTGTTGTGAATATTCATATACATGAGAAACTCCTGTACAACAAGCACCTATCACACCTCCAATAGCCATCCACATATTCATAATAAACTCCCAAGAACTAGAAAAATACAACAATATACTTACATCATCCAACATTACATTAAAAACTAACTACATCTATAGCGGACAAGATTGAACCGTTATACCTGTAAAGGTAGGGGTTCCCGTACTAGCGACCTGTATATAGTAATTATTTGGCACTATAGCACTTAATGTGAAGAACGTTGCAGCTGCGACACTAAATGATGGCACAACAGTATTAATAGTTGGAGATGTAGCTGATCCCACACCAAGTGTAAGAGTTGCTGTAGTAGCAGCTGAAATTTCTACACAAATATTAACCATTAAATCATATCCAGTTGTGTTCTGATATGAAGTAGCGGCAGTAAATGCTGTTACAAATGCTGCAGTAGCTACACTAGAGTTTACAGGAGCAGTTGATAATCCAGTACTAAATACAGTTGCTGTTGGTGAAGTAACATTAACTTGACCAGAACCAGCATCAATATTGACAGCAGTCGTCGTAGTTGTATTTCCAATTGTAATCGTTTTAGCAGCTGCATCAGCACCAAGACTTATAGCACCAGTTCCAGTTACAAGATTGTAAACACCATTAGTAGTTGTATGCGTTGTACCTGCTGTACCAGTGTTAATATTAACGGCAGTTGCACCAGTTGTATTACCCATAGTAATTGTTTTTGCAACAGCTATTCCAATTTCAATATTACCAGTGCCTGTAACAAGTTTTACTGGTTGTCCTGAAGAAATATTTCCTATAGTGATCTGTTTTGTAGCTGCATCATCACCAATTCTAATATTACCTGTACCTGTTGCAACTACAAAATCAGCGTTGTCAGAGGTCGTACAAATAATTCCTCCAACCCCGGCCCTGATTGCAACGGCTGTATTGCTTGAGTTTGCCCCTATTATTATATTTTTGGTCGTAGCATCTGTACCAATATTAATAGCACCAGTTCCAGTTATAAGATTGTAAGCACCATTAGTAGTTGTATGCGTTGTACCTGCCGTACCAGTGTTAATATTAACGGCAGTTGCACCAGTTATATTACCAACAGTAATTACTCTAGCGGCAGCGCCTGTTCCTACGTTTATATTCTGCGCGACTGCATCATCTCCGATAGAAATAGCTCCAGCAGAAGAGTTAAGTGTAACAGCACTTGTACTAGCTATAAGAACAGTACTTGCAGATGTTAAAGTAACATTACCAGTTAGTGTACCAGTTGCATAAATACCTGCTATTACAGTATAAGTCCTAAAGTCTCCATCCCCAACACTAACAACGGACACATATTGAGTGGTTCCAATTGTATATGAAGTAATCGGTCTTCCAGCAGCTCCAGTAGCGACATCAGTACCAATAGATACAAATGCACTGCCACTCCATGAATAAGTAGAAAATGTAGCAGCACTTGAAGTAGTTACTGATATATATTGAGTTCCACCAGTACTATATGAAGTTATATCATTAGGCGAACTTCCAGTAGCAACATCAGCACCAACAGATACAAACGCGCTGCCATTCCATGAAAATGTACTAAAGGTTGCAGCACCTGAATTTGGTATTGATATATATTGAGTCCCACCAATAAGATATGCCGTAATATACGTTGGCGAAGTTCCAGTAGCAACATCAGCACCAATAGAAACGAATGCACTGCCGCTCCATGAAAATGTACTAAATGTACTAGCTCCTTGATTTACAACAGATACATATGATGTACCACTGATTTCGTATGAAGTAATGCCATAAGGTGTAGTTCCAGTAGCTACAGCTGTTCCAACAGATACAAACGCGCTGCCACTCCATGAGTATGTACTAAAGGTTGTAGCTCCTTGATTTGCAATAGATATATATTGAGTCCCACTAATTACATATGATGTAATACCATTAGGTGTAGTTCCAGTAGCTACAGCTGTTCCAATAGAAACAAATGCACTTCCATTCCATGAATATGTGCTGAAAGTTGCATCACTTTGATTTACAACAGATACATATGATGTACCACTAATTTCATATGATGTAATCTGCCATGGTACACTTCCAGTAGCAACATCAGCACCAACAGATACAAACGCGCTGCCATTCCATGAAAATGTACTAAAGGTTGTAGCTCCTTGATTTGGTATTGATATATATTGAGTCCCACCAATAAGATATGAAGTTACGCCACGTGGTGTAGATCCAGTAGCAACATCAGCGCCAGTAGACGCGACAGTTGCCTTTTCGTCAATAGTTACTGCGTCAACAGGAATGTCACCAGAAGCAATTGCCGCATATGTTGGTAAACTAGATACTCCACCAGATACAAGATAAGTTCCAGCGGCTCCTGCAGAAGCGACGCTTACTAGTCCAGCAGAAGTGTTTACTAGCGATCCATATGAACTTAGAGATGGAATTGTAACTCCACCAGATCCAGTATCAATAGTAATAGCAGTTGCACCAGTTGTATTTCCGATAGCAATCGATCGAGCGGCAGCGCCTGTTCCTATATTAATGTTTTGCGCAACTGCATCATTACCAATAGAGAT